GTGAGCGGTACAGCTTCGGAGTTTCTGACAGTTTAGGAATCTTCGGCAGCCCCGGCGCAGCGTAAAGTCTAGTAAGGGTCAGTTGACTAGAGACCCACTAGGGCCCTTCGGGGCCCTTTTTATTTGCGCGTTGACAACAAGGACAAAACAACGTAAAAAGTACGTAACCCCGAAACATTTTATGCGCTGCAGACCGGTCGGGCGGACGACATGCAGACTGAAGCGCACTACTCGCATGTGAGGATTTCATTATGTCGGCTACTCATTACTCCGGTCCGTTACTCTATTCTGGTGCAAACACAAACGCTTACTTCGCTGGTATGGCCGAGATGCCGATTGGCGTCAACCCTGCTGTATTCTCCTTGATGGACGACTTCGTTGGTGTGGCGTTTGATTCCACCAATGATTGGACTGTTATCAAAGACTCCGGTGCTTCCGTGGGTATCGTGGCTGACACTGTTGGTGGTGAGCTGGCTCTGACATCTACTGCTACAACTGACGACGATGGCGCTTCCATTCAGGGCAACGAGATATTTGCTGTAGCTGCAAACACTGGCATCTTCTTCTCCACCCGCATCAAATGCAACGACGCTGACCAGACTGACATTTGTGTCGGTTTAACCGTTAACTTTGCGACCAACCCAGAGGCTATGTTGACCGCTGCGGACCGCATCGTGTTCCAAGTGGACGACGGTAACGCGTCAATTCTGTGCAAGACTGAGAAGAACGGCACTGAGACTTCCACCGACTCTGGTGTGGACTTGGCTGACAACACGTACGTCGTTCTCTCGTTTAACGTGGCTAACACCGGTAGCGTGACGTTCTTCGTTAACGGCCGACAAGTTGCCCAGCACATCACCAACATTCCTGATGACGAAAACCTGACGATGGCAGCCATGAGCGTGTCTGGTTCCGCCAGCGGCACACGTGTAACCACGTTGGATTACATCATCGGGACACAAACCCGCTAAGGAGTAAGCCATGAGTGACGTCGAAAAGGCTAAAAAACCAGCCAAAAAGACCACCAAGGAACAAGCACCTACGCCTGTTGAGCTGCCTGCCGTGGGCTCAGCTGCGCGAAAAGCGATGATCTTACAGGGTCTCATCAAGGAGTAAGTCATGCAATATGATATTTGGGCGATAAACTCGGCCCCGGATGACGACATTCTTCGCACCAACGCGTCTATTGCAGCCGCTGGTGCTTTGACCCTGCTGACAACCAGTGTGTCACCGTACGGCACGGGGTATAAGATTGGCATAACATCTGCCGGTAACGACGCTGGAATTACTTTTACCATCGTCGGTATCAAGGTCGGTGATCTGACCGGGGCTAATACGACCGAAGTGGTGACCGGTGCTAACGTCGGTGTGGCTACGTCGGCTAACTTCTACACGGTGGTGAGTCGAATCACGGCAAGCGGTGCCTCTGCGGGCAACGTGAAGATCGGTTCTGTTGGTTCTCTGGCGCTCCCCCGTACGCGGATCAAGGGCTTGTACTACGTTGCAACCGCAACCGCGGGGTCAATAAAGTTTAACCTGAACAGCTCTAGTGGTTCTTTGTTACTGCAGGTAGATACCCCGACAGGCACCGCATTCTCCGATAGCATTATTATTCCGGGAGAAGGTATCTTAACCACTCGCAGTAATCGAACAGATTTTGCGGTAATGACCCTAAGTGAAATCACAAGTGTGACGGTGTTCTGTGGCTAAATCACCAGCGTGGACTCGTAAGGAAGGCAAAGACCCTAAAGGTGGATTAAACGCCAAGGGTCGCGCCTCTGCAAAAGCTCAGGGTATGAACCTTAAACCCCCTGCGCCGAAGCCTAAAACCGACAAAGACGCAGCCAGACGAAAGTCTTTTTGCGCCAGAATGAAAGGGATGAAGGCCAAGAACACGAGCAGTAAGACCGCCAGTGACCCAAACAGTCGGATAAATAAGAGCCTGCGGGCTTGGAATTGCTGAGGTAGATCATGCCTACTGTATCCAAACGACAACGAAAGTTCATGGCCGCAGTGGCGAACAATCCGAAGTTTGCTAAGCAGGTGGGTGTTCCACAGTCAGTTGGTAAAGAATTCAACAATGCCGATAAGCGTAAAGCTAAAGGAGCAAAGAAATGATGAATATGAAGATGATGTCTCCACGTAAGCGTATGGACATGGAAGGCTCTGGCCCCACCAAGAATATGGCTAAAGGCGGCTCTGCTTGCGGCACCAAGAAAATGATGGGCGGTGGTATGGCGAAGAAAGGCTACGCTGCAGGCGGTGTGACTCGCGCTGACGGTATAGTTGCTAAAGGCCACACCAAAGGCAAGATGGTCTAAGTATGATGCCCTGTCGCGGGATGGGGGCGGTTGCCCCCGATAAAAAGCCGGGGGCTTCCTTTAAGAAAGGAGGCACCGTCAAAGACGCCTGCTACAATAAGGTGAAGGCACAATATAAAGTTTTCCCATCAGCCTACGCTTCTGGTGCGATTGCCAAATGTCGTAAGCGAGGCGGCTAAAATGGCCGTTCGCAAGACTGAAAAAGGTGCGTCGTTAAAGCGCTGGTTCAAAGAAGACTGGAAAGATGTACGCACCGGCAAGGCGTGTGGTCGCCAAGAAGGTGAAAAACGCGGCACGCCTTACTGTAGACCGAGCAAGCGGGTCTCCGAGAAAACGCCGAAGACCTCAAGCGAAATGACTGCGGCGGAAAAAAAGTCCAGAATAGCCCAAAAGAAGAATTTGGGACAACCAGCTGGGGCGCCCAAACGGGTTGACCCGCTGAAGAGGAAAAGGTAATGGCAACATCCGGCACCACAGCGTTTAACCTAGACTTCACCGAGATCGCGGAAGAGGCGTGGGAGCGTGCTGGACGTGAAATGCGTTCGGGGTACGACCTTAGAACTGCACGCCGTTCGATGAATCTGTTGACTATTGAGTGGCAGAACCGTGGTCTTAACATGTGGACGATTGAGGAAGGCACGATAAACCTCGGTCAGGGTGTTGCCACGTACAACCTGCCTGCCGACACTATAGACCTGCTTGAGCACGTTGTGCGCACCGGTGCGGGTAATGCGTCTACTCAGTCAGACCTGAACATCTCACGGATAAGCGTTTCTACCTACTCCACTATCCCCAATAAACTAAACCAAGGTCGGCCGATTCAACTGTATATTGATCGCGCCCGGGATAACCCCACGGTCACTCTGTGGCCTGTGCCAGACCAAGGTACGATTAACGCCCCCTACTACATTATTAAGTACTGGCGAATGCGCAGGATTCAAGACGCTGGCAGTGGTGTGCAGACTCCCGATGTAAACTTCCGGTTCTTGCCATGTTTGGTGGCGGGGCTGGCGTACTACATTGCGCAGAAAGACCCGGCTTTGATGCCGCGTGTACCGATGATTCAGGCAGAATACGAGCGTCAGTTTGAACTGGCGGCGGGCGAAGATCGTGAGAAAGCACCCGTTCGCTTCGTACCACGTATGTTTTATACGAGGTAGCCATGAGCAGCCGGTATGCTTCAGGTCAAAAGTCGCTATCAATCTGTGATGTATGCGGGTTCCCTTACAAGCTAAGAGAGCTGCGAGAGCTGATTGTTAAGGGCAGAAATACCAACGTCATGGCGTGCACTGAGTGCTGGAACCCGGATCACCCGCAGCTGCATTTGGGTGAGTTTCCTGTAGATGACCCGCAGGCACTGCGAAACCCAAGACCTGATTTTAACGAGTTCCCAGAAGAGCGAGCGTTGATCCTCCCGGTACTTGGGGTAAGCTCTGGCGGCACTGTAGGCTACGTAAGAATAGTTATATTTTAGGAGATGAACATGAAGAACAGCACCAAGGAACCAAAAGTCGTTGTAATGCCGGTGATACCGACGGTGTACAAAGTAGACACCGTTAACCAGCCGATTGATGTAAAAAGCAGCGGTGTTAAGACCCGCGGTAACGGCGCAGCGACCAAGGGCACGATGGCTCGTGGTCCAATGGCGTAAGGGGTAAACCGTGAACTACAGCGAACTGACTCAAAACATAGAAGACATCTGCGTACAGACGTTCACAGCAGACCAGCTCGCTATGTTTACTCAACAAGCAGAGCAAAAAATCTACACGACGGTAGAGCTGCCTGCGTTTCGTAAGAATCAAACAGGTTCGCTGACCTCTGGCAACAAGTACTTAACGATGCCCACCGGCATGTTGTACGTCTACTCTTTGGCGGTTATTGACGCCGACGGCGACTACTACTACCTGCTGAACAAAGACGTGAACTTCATACGCGAGGCATACCCCGGGCCAACTGATACCGGACAGCCCAAGCACTACGCGGTGTTTGACCAGAATACGTTCATTCTTGGCCCGACCCCCAACTTAAACTACAACTCCGAGATTCACTTCTCGTACTACCCAGAGTCTATTGTGACGGCCGGCACCACGTGGCTTGGGGATGAGTTTGATTCTGCGTTGCTTAACGGCGCGTTGGTTGAAGCGATACGCTTCCAGAAGGGTGAGCCTGACATGGTGGCGTTGTACGAGAAGTTGTACGTACAGGCACTCACTTTGCTTATTCAAGTTGGTGACGGTAAACTGCGTGGAGACGCATACCGTGATGGTCAAATAAAGAGGAAGATAGGCAATGCTTAGCGCGTTTGGTGGGGCAGAAATAGGCGAGATTAAGGCAACGCTGGTGTCTGGGCGGGGCTTTACGCCTGAAGAGCTGGCAGAGCAGGCGCTGAACAAGATTGTGTCCGTGGGCGGCAACTGTCACCCGGTTATTCGAGATCAAGCCGAAGCCTTTAAAAACGATATTCGTGGGGTGCTGGTGCATTACATGAGACAAGCGGTGCGGTCTAACCACACTACTTTAGCAAATAAATTCCGCGCCGCTGGGCATCCGGAACTTGTAAAATTACTGGAGAGTTAACATGGCTATTACCGTCACTACCGCAATGCCCACCAGCTTTAAAGTTGAGCTGCTCAAGGGTCTTCACGACTTCACCAACGGCGCAGATGTATTCAAGATCGCACTGCTAAAGTCTGCTGCTGCAGGCTCTGGCACGTACGGCGCGGCGAGTACAAACTACTCTAACATTACCGGTAACACCGACGAAGCCAGCGGCACAGGATACACGGCGGGCGGCAACACGCTCACTAACGTCACTCCTACTGCTGACAGCACTACGGCTATTACGGACTTTGCTGACACCACATGGTCAAGCGCGTCGTTCACAACTTGCGGGGCGATGATTTACAACACCAACAACTCAAACTCTGCGTGTGCGGTGCTGAGTTTTGGCGGCGACCAGACCGTGAGTTCCGGTGATTTCCAGATTCAATTTCCTGCAGCCGCTGCAGCTACTGCAATTATCCGTATTGCGTGAGATAGCTCATGGGCGCGACCACCTACAATAAAGGTTGGGGCGAAGGCGCTTGGGGCTTTAATGGCTTCGGGGGCATCGCTCCTGCCTATGTGGTGGACGGTGTTCAAGGTACTGGTGCAGTTGGTACCGTTGCGCTTATCTATGACGCCAATATTGGTGTTACAGGCGTAGCGGGTACTGGTTCCGTTGGGGACGTTGTAACTGCAGTAAATGATTCTGTTATCCCCGTAGGCGTTGAAGGCGCAGGCGCAGTAGGCACTGTACTAACCCGAGTAGCTATCGTATCCGCCAGCGTACAAGGCGTTGGTGAGATGGGCGGCTTTGAGGTGCAGGTTGATGACATTGTCATCCCTGTAGGAGTTGAGGGAACAGGCGCAGTAGGCACCGTAGACCTAGTTATAGCGGCTATCTTTATCCCCGTAGGTGTTGTAGGCACTGGACAGATAGGCAGCGCAGTCCCACGCATTACGTTTGCAGTAACCGGCGTTGACGGGACTGGCGCGGTTGGAGACGTTGTAGACATTGTTGCTCCCCGTTTAATAGGGGTGCAGGGCTCAGGCGCAATAGGCACTGTTACCCCTGCGTACGATACCGATGTCGCAGTAACCGGAGTGGTTGGCACGGGTGCGGTCCAAAACGTAGTGCCGCTGGTTAGAAAATCGGTCACGGGCGTGGCCGGCGCCGGCAATGTAGGCAGTGTAGTCATATCGGTTGACGATGCCGTTATACCAACCGGAGTAGCTGGTGTAGGCGCGGTAGGTACCGTTAGAATAGCTGGATGGACAAACGTCAATGACGCGCAGACACCAAATTGGGTTAACATAAACGACGCTCAGACCCCCACATGGGTCAACATAAATAAAGCGGCTTAGGAGCTAACATGGCTACGTATAGTAATGATCTGCGACTTAAAGAGATCACCACGGGCGACGAGGACGGAACGTGGGGCACCAGCACCAACACCAACCTGTCCCTGATTGCTGACGCGTTTAGCCTTGGCACCAAGCAGATGGCCGCTGACGCTAACGAAACATTCACGATGCCGGATGCGTCGGCTGACGGTGTCCGCTCGCTGTACTTGAAGATCACCTCTGCGGTGTCCTTGACTGTAACGCGCACCGTGACACTGGCGCCGAACACGGTGTCCAAGGTCTGGATCATTGAGAACGCTACGAGCGGCAGTCAGTCGATTACGATATCACAAGGCTCGGGTGCTACGGTAACCATTGCGACCGGCACAAAGGCGATGATAGTAACTGACGGTGCAGGTGCAGGTGCAGCAGTTACGCTGGCTAACCCCACGATTCTGCTGGCTTCCGGGGTCTCTGGCACCCTCCCTGTTGCCAACGGCGGTACAAACTTAGCTTCAGGCACTTCTGGCGGCGTCCTTGCGTACACAGCATCAGGGGTATTGGCGTCATCGGCTGCGCTTACGCAGTATGGTATTGTGTATGGCGGCGGTGCGGGGGCTGTTCCTGTAGCTACAGCAGCAGGCACCACTGGTCAGGTTCTAACAGCAACAACAGGCGGTGCTCCCACTTGGGCAACTCCAGCAGCGACGGGTGCGACTAAAGGTCAGGCCATCGCTTTCTCGTTAATTTTTGGTTTGTAAGGAGAAACTTAAATGGCAAATCCCAATATCGTTGCCGTCACAAACATTGTTGGTAACACAAGTACCAATTTAATCAGCTCAACGGCTGACCCGTTTGCGACTGCGTTGGTAAGCAACGCCTCTGCCAGTGGCAAGGTCTTTAAGATCAACTCCATTGTGGCGGCTAACGTCGATGGCTCGTCTGCCTGCGACATCACGATCAAGATATTCTCTGCTGCGGCGCTGGGCGGTACGGGTACTGCGATTGCTTCAACGATCTCTGTCCCTGCTGACGCAACGCTGATCATCACAGACAAGACCACGACCTTCTATCTCTTAGAAGACAAGTCGATTGGTGCTACGGCCAGCGCAGCGAATGACATCGTTGTTACAGTATCGTGGGAAGAAATTACGTAAGGGGTATCCCATGTCTTTACGCCGACCTAATGGCTTTATAAGTGCTGGCTATGACCCGCTGGAAGTGCCCAACGCGCCTACGATTGGCACGGCGAGTGTTGCTTCTGCTACGTCTGTCTCGGTAACCTTCACTGCGCCTTCTAACGTGGGCGGCTCTGCTATTACGGGTTACGTTGCTACGGCGAAGAAAACATCAGACGGCACGACCATCAGCGGCACAGGCTCCTCGTCTCCGGTTACTATTTCTGGCCTTGAGCAGGACGTTGCCTACACGGTTACGGTTGCAGCGGTTAACTCTTACGGTCTTGGTGTGTCTAGCGCAGCAAGTAATTCGGTAACGCCGTTGGCGTTTGAGCTGTATAGTTGGGGGTATAACGTATTTGGTCAACTTGGCCTTAACAACACTGCAAACCGATCAAGCCCTGTACAAGTTGGTGCGCTAACAACGTGGTCTCAAATAGGTAGTGGCAGTCAGCAAACCATTGCCGTTAAAACAGATGGCACGTTGTGGACTTGGGGTTATAACAACAGTGGTCAATTAGGCATAAACAGCGTTGTAAACCAGTCTAGCCCTGTTCAAGTTGGGGCATTAACTACGTGGTATCAAGTGGTTGGGGGCATCGGATTTAGCCTTGCCACTAAAACCGATGGTACGTTATGGAGTTGGGGTGTTAACACTCAAGGACAGCTTGGTATTAATAACACGGCAAACCGTTCTAGCCCTGTACAAGTGGGTGGTTTAACCAACTGGTATGAAGTAGCAGCCGGCAATTCTTTTTCCATTGCCGTTAAAACAGACGGAACCATGTGGAGTTGGGGGTATAACTATGGTGGCAATCTTGGTCTTAACGACACAGAAAATCGTTCCAGTCCAGTACAAATCGGCGCATTAACTACATGGTCTCAGACTGCCGGTGGGGGGTTTTTCAGCCTTGCCGTTAAAACTGACGGTACGTTATGGAGTTGGGGGCGTAACAATTATGGTTCGCTTGGTCTTAATGACACCGTTAGCCGCTCCAGCCCGGTACAAATAGGCGCACTTACTACGTGGTCTAAAATAGCCGCTGGCAGATATCAAGCCATTGCCGTTAAAACTGATGGCACGTTGTGGATTTGGGGGCGTAACAACTTTGGTCAACTTGGCATCAACAGTGTTGATAATCGCTCTAGCCCGGTTCAAATAGGCGCATTGACTACTTGGTATCAAATAGCTGGCGGCAGATATCAAACCCTTGTCATTAAAACTGATGGTACTTTGTGGTCATGGGGGCGAAACGGTGAGGGTCAGCTTGGTCTTGGTGATGCTGCTAACCGTTCTAGCCCAGTTCAAATAGGGTCGTTAACCACATGGCTAACGCTACCTAAAATGTCACTAGCAGCCCATTCCATCGCCATCAGCTCATAAAAGGATAACCATGAACATCAACCAATCAGGATTGAGGTATTAAATGCCCTCGTACAGCGGTGTTTGGACATTGGTAGCTCAGATGCAGGCCGAGGCTGCGGGTAACTGGCCTAAGCCGCCATTTCAAGGTGAGATGTATGCGTGGGGGGACAATGCTAACGGGCAGCTTGGGCTTAATGATACTGTTAAACGATCAAGCCCAGTACAAGTAGGTTCGTTAGCTACATGGGCGCAATTAGCTATTGGCAGCACCCACACTATTGCTATTAAGGTTGACGGTACACTTTGGAGTTGGGGGTCTAGCAATCAAGGCCAGCTCGGCCTTAATGACACTGTTAACCGTTCTAGCCCAGTTCAAGTAGGTGCGTTAACTACGTGGTATCAAGTAGCTAGTGGCTCCGCTTTTACTCTTGCCACTAAAACAGACGGAACTTTGTGGGCATGGGGGTATAACGGCAATGGTCAACTTGGTCTTGGCGATGCCGGTGCGCTCACTAAACGATCCAGCCCTGTGCAAGTTGGTGCATTAACTACGTGGTATCAAGTGGCTGCTGGCTCCGCCTTTACTCTTGCCACTAAAACAGACGGCACTTTATGGAGTTGGGGAAATAACTCCAATGGTCAACTTGGCCTTAACGACACAGTTGGGCGCTCCAGCCCTGTTCAAATAGGCGCTTTAACTACATGGTATGAGTTTTCTGCGGGTAGTGACTTTTCTGTTGCGATCAAGACGGACGGCACACTATGGAGCTGGGGAAATAACGGCTTTGGTCAACTTGGGCAAAACAACACAACATATCGCTCTAGCCCTGTGCAAATAGGCGCATTAACAAACTGGAGCAGAATATCTGCTGGGGCTGGTAAGTTTTGCCTTGCTATTAAAACAGACGGCACTTTGTGGAGTTGGGGGTATAACGACTTTGGTACGCTTGGACAAAACGATACTGTTAGACGTTCCAGCCCTGTACAAGTAGGCTCTTTAACTAACTGGTATCAAGTAGCTGCTGGAAAATATCACTGTATTGCTACTAAGGCTGACGGCACGTTGTGGTCGTGGGGTGTTGGGGGTAACGGACAACTTGGTCTTGGTAATACAACGTACCGTTCCAGCCCTGTGCAAGTTGGTGCATTAACTACGTGGTCTCGGCTAGCAAAAATGCCAATGAGTGATTCATCTTTAGCCCTCAAAACAACATAACAGGATAACATGAACAAGAACCTACACTTCCTCTCAGGCGTACCGCGATCAGGCTCCACTGTGCTGGCGGCTATCCTGAACCAAAACCCAATGACGCATGTGTCAACAACCTCGGCTCTGGGCGCAGCTCTGGACGGTCTGGCTACGGCTTGGCATCGTGACAACCTTTTAGTTAACAACGATCCTGATCGCAGCAAACTGGCTCACACCATGCGCGGAGTGATTGATGCTTTTTACGAAGATGTCCCGAAACCCGTTATTATCGACAAGGCGCGTAACTGGCCGATTCCCGTCATCATGCAGGCGATGGGTCAGGTGCTGGGTCACAAGCCCAAGATCATTGCGACAGTGCGCTCGATCCCTGATTGCATGGCATCCTTTGTCCGTGTCGCCAAGCCTGAGAACTTGGATGATTTTCTGGTCAACAGCTCACTGACCAACCACCTGAAAGGCTCCTACCAGACGCTCCAGCAGGGCTACGCTTACGATCCTGAATCGTTCCTGTTTGTTGAGTACGAAGACCTTCTAGCCGACCCAAAGGCGCAGTTACAACGCATACACGCATTCCTTGACCTGCCTGACTTTGACTACGACTTTGCTAACATTGATGGCTCAACGGTCAAAGAGGATGACGAGAACCTGCACGGTTACTCTGGCCTGCACGACATCAAGCCGGTACTGGAAAGACAGCATCAAGAAAGCCCCAAGGACGTACTCAAACACCACTACCCGCAGTTCTGTCAACCTGAGTTCTGGCTGGAAAGA